CCCACCGAGCCGCGGCGCAGTCTCAAGAAGGTCGATCTCATGGAGGTCAGCCTCGTCACTTTCCCCGCCAACGGCAAGGCCCGCATCAGCGGCGTCAAGTCGATCGGCGACAACGAGCGCGACATCGAGCGCTGGCTCACGCAAGACGCTGGGTACAGCCGCCGCGAAGCGCGCATCGTCATCAACCAGGGCTTCAAGGCTCTCATCGGCACGCAAGACGCTGCCGGCGAGCTTGCGGACCTGGCAGACCTGATCAAGAAACGCGGCGCCGTGTTCGGCTGACCGCACATCACACATCCCCATCTAAGGAACCATCATGGAACTGATCGAAATCAAGAACATGCTTGAGGCCCAAGGCCAAGCATTCAACGAGTTCAAGAAGGCGAACGACACGCTGGTCGCGGCCAAGGCCGACGGCAAAGCGCACGGCGACCTGGAAGCCAAGGTCAGCACGCTTTCCGGCGCGCTGGACAAGTTCAGCGAGGTCAAGGAAGCGGTCGACAAGCTGATGCTCAAGGCGAACCGGCCCGACCTCGGCTCCGACAAAGAGTCCGTCAACGCCGCCGTCGAGGCCAAGAGCTTCAACCTCACGCTGCGCGCCGACTACCAGTCGCGCGGCAAGCCCCTGCCGGCCGATCTGGACAGCAAGACCTACGGCGAGTACAAGAGCGGCTTTCTCAAGATGGTGACCGGCGTCTCGCTGGACAACCTCTCGGGTGAAGAACGCAAGGCCATGAGCGCCGGCAGCGACCCGGATGGCGGCTACATGCTGCCGCAGTCCACCGTCGGCATGATGGTTACCAAGCTGTTCGAGCAGTCCGTCATGCGCCAACTCTGCAACGTGCAGACCATCGGCACCGACAAGATCGAAGGCCTGGTCGACAACAACGAAGCCGACGCCGGCTGGGTGTCCGAACTCGGCGCCCGCACGGATTCCGCGACGCCGCAAGTGGGCAAGTGGGAAATCCAGGCGCACGAGCTGTATGCCATGCCCAAGATCAGCCAGAAGCTGATCGACGACGCGGCGACGGACGTGGAAGGATGGCTGGCTGCCAAGGTGGCCGACAAGTTCGCGCGTGTCGAGGGCACGGCGTTCTGGGCCGGCACTGGCATGGGTCAACCGCGCGGCCTGGCGAGTTACACCACCGTCACCACTGGCGACAGCACCCGTGCCTGGGGCCAGTTCCAGCACGTCGTGTCGGGTGCCAACGGCGCCTTCCACACCACGCAGTTCGACCCGGTGCACACGCTGATGGGCGAGTTCAAGGATCACTTCTTGAACAACGCACAGTTCTGCATGCGCCGTTCGGTGCGTACGGCCGCGCGCACGCTCAAGGAATCGACCACGAACCGCTACCTGTGGGAGCCGGGGATGCAAGTCGGCGCCCCCGAGCGTTTCATGGGCTACCCGGTGCGCGTGGACGAGTACATGCCCGCCTTGGCTACCGATTCGCTGTCGATGGCCTTCGGTGACTTCCGCCAGGCCTACACCATCGTCGACCGCATCGGCGTGCGTACCCTGCGCGATCCGTTCACCGCCAAGCCGTATGTGGTGTTCTACAGCACCAAGCGCACGGGCGGCGGCGCCGTCAACTTCGAGGCCGTCAAGTTCCTCAAGTTCGGCACCTGATCTGACTCCACATCACACAGGCCCTTCGGGGCCTTCTTCAATTCCTGAAAGGTATCCATCGTGATCAACGAACTGCACAGCAACATCAAGCAGGCGCGCGTCATTGGCCCCGTGGCCATCGGCGCCAACGCCACCATCGCCGGCAAGATCATCGACCGCCGCGACTACGGCGGCGTCGAGTTCATCGCCGCCTACGGTGCCATCGCCACCACCGGCACTGTCGCCACCATCGTCGTGCTCGAAGGCGCCGTCACCGGCACCATGACCAGCGTGGCCGATGTCGATCTGCTCGGCACCGAAGCCTTGGCCTCGCGCCTGGGTGGCGCCACCACGTCGGGCAGCGGCTCCAACGTGGCCAAGCGGGTCGGCTACATCGGCACCAAGCGCTATGTGCGCTGCGATGTCGTCAAGTCAGGCACCACGTCGGTCGGCTGCGTCAGCGTCAACGCCGTCATGTTCGAGCCGTACTTCGCGCCGATCAGCAACCCGTAAGCAAAGGGTCAGCAGCACCATGCACGTCGCCATTCTCGGCCTCGGCCCGTCAGTTCGGCAGTACCTCGAACTGACCAAGCGGCTCGGGGGGCGGCGTGCCTTTTGCGACGAGACCTGGGCGATCAACGCCCTGGGCGACGTGTTCGCCTGCGACCGCATCTTCCACATGGACGACGTTCGCATTCAGAGCATCCGCGCCACCGCCAAGCCCGAAAGCAACATTGCCAAGATGCTGGCCTCGCTCAAAACCACCGCCACGCCGGTCGTCACCAGCATGCCGCATCCTGACTACCCCGCACTGCAAGCCTTCCCGCTTGCGGCCGTGCTCAACGAGTTCCCGCTCGCCTACTTCAACTCCACCGCCGCCTATGCCGTGGCCTACGCCCTGCATTCCGGCGCCACCAAGATCAGTTGCTTCGGCATGGACTTCACCTACCCCGACGCGCACCACGCCGAAAAGGGTCGCGCCTGCGTCGAGTTCTGGCTCGGCATGGCGGCCGAGCGCGGTGTCGAAATCTCCGTGCCCAAGACCACCAGCCTGCTCGACGCCTGCAATCCGCTGGCCGAGCGCTTCTACGGCTACGACTGTGTTGACCTCGACATCCAGCGCGGGCAGGACGGCATCAAGGTCGGGTTCACCGAGCGCACCGAGTTGCCCACCGCCGAGGCCGTCGAGGCAGCATACGACCACAACGCGCACCCTAACCCGCTGGTGAAAGCATGATGTTCAAAGTCGTCACCCCCGTTTCGACTGAACCTGTTTTGTTGGCGGAAGCGCGCCTTCAATTGCGCCTGACTGCCGACGACTCGACGGCCGACGACGCGCTGATTAGCGCTTGGATCACGGCCGCGCGGGAGATCGCAGAACACTACACCCGCGTCGCCATCGCGCCGCAGACCCTGGAAATGGCTCTGTGCGAGTTCCCCGAACTGGACGGGTTCATCGATCTGCAAATGCCCCCGGTGGTGTCGATCAGCAGCATCAAGTACACCGATGGCGCAGGCGTGGAACAGACCATCAGCGCTGCCGGCTACACCCTGAGCGCCTACGGCATATCCAGGCGCATCAATCTGGCGTATGCGACCTACTGGCCGATCACGCAAGACATCGCCGATGCCGTGCGGATTCGCTACGTCACCGGCTACACCACCGCCCCCAAGTCCGTGAAAGCGGCGATTCTTCTGATGGTGGCCTGGCTCCACGAACACCGGGGCGATGAAATGAGCCCCGACGACATCCAGCCACCCGCGGCAAAGGCGTTGCTGCAAACCGTCAAGGTCTGGTGATGCGAATTGGCTCGCTCGATCGCCTGGTTGTCATCCAGGAGCCCAGCACCAGCCAGGACGCCGCGGGGCAACCTGTTGCGACTTGGACGACCGTCGTGACGGTGTGGGCCAACATCCGGCACCTGTCAGGGGTCGAGAGCATCAAGGCCAACGCCGACACGTCCATCGTGAAAGCGTCGATACGGATTCGCAGGCGCACGAACATTACCTCGGCCATGCGCGTCGTTCACGGCACGGACACCTACGAAATCAAGGCCGTCCTGCCTGACGAAGAAAGCCGCCAGCGGCTCGATCTATCTTGCGAGATGGTCAACGGTGGCTGAAGCGCTGTCGATCAAGTTCGACACCAGCGGACTCAACGCCCGGCTCGATGCGCTCCTGGTCAAGTCGCAAGCCGCTATCCGTCCTGCCGCTCAATCGGGGGCGCAGTTGTACTACGACGAAGTGAAGCTGAACGTCTCTCGAATCGGGAAGAAGACCGGCAACCTTGCGGCGTCGATCTATCAGGTTTACAGCAAGGACAACAGCAGCAAGGACCGCGCGACTTATCACATCAGCTGGAACACGAAGAAGGCCCCTCACGGCCATCTGGTCGAGTTCGGGCACATCCAGACCCGCAAGGTTTACATCGGCTCAGACGGAAATTGGTACACGTCCAAGGCCCTGCTTCCCAACCCCAAGCAAGTCGGCGCCAGGCCGTTCATTCGCCCTGCTTTCGGCAAGGCGCAGGCAGCACTGGAAGCCGCTAACGCGCGGTTCGTGGCCGAGATGAAGGAATCGCTGTGAGCTTCGAGTCGGATCTGTTCGATGCGATCAAGGTGCTTGTCGGAAACCGCGTGTTTCCCGATGTCGCGCCGATCAGCA